TTCTCTTCGACCTTACCCTGTAGCCATGTACTGGCTAAAGAAGATATAGGACCTATCAACGCCGCTATCATTATGTTGTCTCTCCATACACGCACATAGCTTTATATCTATGTGGAACAGGTGCCATCTGCCTTATATCCGCCAACATGTGAACCACTCTTATGTCACACTCTTGTTTAGTAGTATAAGGACCGTATGTATCCGTAAATTTGACGCACGAATTAGCAATGTTAAGTGCACAAGCTAATACAACAGCCTCAAACATTACTTACCTCTGTTCTTAGAAAGTGCCGCCTGTGTATTAATACGATACAAGTTCACATCATTTCTGTCATCAGCTATGTTCTCTTGCAAGTTTAACCTATTTTGAGCCAACTCATACGCTTGCTGCAACTTAGCTTGATCAATCTGGAAGTCCATAGCATCGTTCTGCATCTTACGCTGTATTTCTTGCGTATCGTTCTGCAACTCTTGTTGACGAATCGCAACCAACGGATCTTGCTGCTGGGCTGACTCCAGAAGGGGAGACAACTGCTCTAGTGTTTCAGCAATTTGCTGTGCCACCATCGCTTCAACAACCGAAGGATCAATCTGAGGAATTTGCTCACCCGCATTTTGAGCTTCTTGCTGAGTGACTTTAATAACTTCACCAACAATATCTCTAGCGAATAATGCTACATGATCTTGTATGTGCGATTGCAAAACCATAGCGGCCTGCGGGTTGCCTTGTAGTGCAGGAGATTGAATTAAAGAAGCATGTACACGAATATGTGCTCTGTGATCCTGCTCTGGGAACACCTGTAACTGCATACCCTTAACGGCTGCACCATTTTCTGTAGCCGGATCTTTCGGAGCCGGAGGTGGTGGCGGCGGAAGAATTGCATCGATGTTCTTTACATCTAAGGCATCGTACATACGGCGGTAAGCCTCATACAGATTATGCATCTGTGGCGCGGCTTGTGCTAATTGCAACTGAGTCTGTGCCAATGACAGACGCTGTGCCATAGAAAAGATTGACGGGTCGGAGACAGGGAGAATATCTACACGCCCGTCAAAGTCTTGTGCCATTATCTGAGGGCTTACATTAGCACCTACAAAATACGGATAAGGCATCGGATTATTGGCAAAGATTTCTGCCAGCATTCTAAATTCTTGCTTTTGTCCTGTGTGCAGGCGCTTGTGAATACCAGAGATTACTTTAGATCCCTGCTCAATCAAAGCAACCGTTGTTCCAACAGGAGCATTTGAATTAGCATCAGCCACCTTCGAGTCTGCAATCTGCGCAAAGCGCCGACCCGAGTCAACAACAACACCCAGTAACTGAGCCAGTGTGCCCGAAGGCTCTTTGTACGGAAGTGGTATAAGAGCGTTTCTAATATCTCCGCCAGGTGCATCCAAGTCCCGGAACTCACCCGGATTGACAGGTTCATCATTGTTGCGGATACGAACTCCACGAGCCTTAAAGCCACCAGGTAGGTTTGCGAGTGTCCCAGCATCAATAAGCTGACGCAGGATTGATGTCGCCGCACGAGACAATCCACCAATCATATGCAACAGACCGAAGCCGTAGAACCCAAAACCAGGCAAAAACTTGTAATGAACAAAGTATTGCCGCTTACGGCGCATAGGGTCGTCTTCTCGGTAGTTACGAGCTATCGATAAAATCTGCCCCGAATCTTCATCCACAGTGACGATATAAGGAAGCTTAATTCCCGTCGGTTCGCCCTGCTGGTCCATGTCTTCAAAGCCCTCAAGGTCAAGCTCCACATGAACCTCAAACAACGTATACATTTCGTCGCTATACCCTGGACGTAATCCTTGAATCTCGTCAGTTTTGCTGCGAATTGTCGTATCAGATTCATCATCGTCACTCGGAGATAAATCAACATCACGGTAAATGCCTCCTATCTGTAGTTTGCGAATATCATTCTCTGTCATCCGCACAACATGTGTAAATCTTTCTGCTGTCCGTAAATCGGAAGCAGAATACGGAACAATCAAATCCTCCGCATGAACAAACTTAGACACCGCACGTTGTCTAGTGGGGTCTTGGTAGACTTTCTTAAATGTAGATCCAGTCAATGGTAAATAGAAAAGCATCTGATCAGTGTCTTGATCATACTCTTCCATAACCTCGGTAATCTGATAGTTCATGAAGTCCTTAACACGAACCGATTGATCTTCTGTTTCCTTGGTAGGAGTACCTACAACCTGAGTTTTTACAGGACCGCCAGCGGGCATCATCTCTTTGTAAGCTTGTGCCTGAAACTGAGTTACAGACTCCGAAAGCAAAGGGTGAGTTACACCAGAGGCACCAAGAAAGGGCTCAGAGCGCTCCGAGTAATTAATTCCTAGCAAAGTTAAGCCCTTGGCAATCGCCTCCTCCCATTCGGAGCGAGACTCTTTGTCATCATCTATCTTGCTCAACAACTCTGAGGACAACGACCCAAGAACACGGTCATCTAAAACTTCTGCAAGGTTTGCATTGTGGTCGTACTCTTCGGTTTCGACTTCTATTTCACCCATAGAATCCGCAAGCTCTATCCCGTCTGGTAGCTGCTCTTCCATAGGTAACTCAACTTGCATCTCTTGCGGCATTTGAGGCGCTGGTCCACCAGCACCCATTGCCATATCAACCATCTGTGGAGGTAATGCCATACTAGAATGTTCCTTTAAATGTGCCACCGCGGGCTTTCATTACAGCACCGCCTTTTTTCTTTTTAACAAGCTTTGGCCCGCTTGTGTTTCCTTTTACAAAATAACTTACGCCATCAGGCTGCATAACTTTTAAACCAGCGTAGGTTTCCAAAAGAACATCTGTCCCTAACCTGTCAGCAGCGGCAGCAGCCTTAAATTTATCTTTATATGTTTCAGCCACTAGAATATTCCTTTGAACCGTTGTGGGCGAGCGATAGGGCTAAAGCCCTTGATCATACCACCCTGGGATTTCTTTCTTCCATACGTCTCAGGTTCTATCTTAGTTCTAAACCTGTCTGCTTGCTTATCTGTAAGATTAGAAAAATTCCCGCTAATAGCAATAATTCTTATTTCTTTATCTGTGCGCCCGTCCGTGCGAACTGGTTTGTCCTTGTCAGACATTACATCACTTCCTTTGCCATAGAACCAATTCCTGATCTTACCATACCACCCGCGGCACGTCTAATCGGACGTTCCATAAGCTCTTTAACAGCAGGCTTTCTTACATCTAGCACCCGTAGTGGAAGTTCTTTTAGCTCGCCCCTATGAACAGCACGGGATCCAATCTTGCTTGGACCATAAAACTTTATAGTATTCGGATCGTCTAAAGCAGCGCCTGGCACATTATAAAGTTCTGCCCGAGCCTCCGGATTTGCTTTTCCAAATTCTTTAAGACCCTTGTCTACAGCGGGTCCGTAATTACGCAAAAATGCATCATTCGGTGTTCTTCCCGGGGCGTTGGCTAAATACAAGGGATCAGCAAAAACAACAAAATCTATGTTATTGTCGTCAATCGCTTCTCGTATAGCCGACCTTACTGAAAATTCATGATAAGATCCGTCGTCGGAATAGGGAGTCTTCGGCGCATATCCCTTAGCCCCATTGCTTTCTATGGAAAGATCGGCAAGTCGTTTTGCCACTGTTATCTTATCCTTAGCAGGATGAGCTCTAAAAGCAATCCTATAGGCGTCTATTTCATCAGCTAACTCATCGTTAGGAACCAGGTCCTTGGAAAGTTTCTCAATGTTGTTTTTTACTTTAATTACCTCAAGCTGATTTAAGTAAACGTCTAAATCCGAACCACCGCCGAAGTCTGCAAAAAAGTCCTTTAGTGAGCTTTCTAGCCAATCTTTTCTACCGGAGCTACTTCCTGACGAGTAACTGTCTAAAAAAAACTCACCCGTATTTATGTTTTTAGTATCTAAAAACTTTTCTGCGTCTTGCTCACTTAAAATTAAAGCATCTGTATTAAGCTCTTTGGTAAGATCTTGATCTGATTTCTTGTTTGTTGAAATTACTCTTATTATGTCTTCATCGGTAAACTGGTCAGCTATAGAGGCTAAAAGCTCATCTCTAACCGCTCGTTCTGAGTCTGACATCCTCAGCGTTTCGCTGTAAGGAATTTTTAAAACTTGAATCTCTTCTGGTGACAAATTATCTAAAACACTTTTCATTTTAGGGTCAGATATAAGACCCAAAGACCTTCTTGCGTCTAACTGCTGTAAATGTGTTCTTGTAATTTTATCCGTAATAACTTTCATTAGTTGCGGTTGTTGATCTAGCGCTGGATTAAAACCCGCAGAGGAGCCACTTAGGTCAACAAATGTTGATCTAAAAGCCTTAACAGAAACAGGGTCAGCAACCCCTCCGGCCAATTCTATTAAAGTTTCTATCTGAGGTTCCAGAGCATTCCGATCTTCAAACTGTGTTGGTGAACCTTGTGTTCTATCAAATTTTTGAGCAAAACTTAAGAGCTCCGATGTTCCTCTTTTAGTAGACAAAAGTTTAACGAGCGCTGGAACCGTAGCAGCAGGTTGTCCAAAGAGGTGATCCGGGTTAGAATATCTAGCGTTCCCAACGTCATTAGCTTTTTCCATAGCCAGTTCTAAAACATTTTCTTGATCTTCGATTTGTCTTTCAAGTTTTGAGTGATTAACTAACTTCTCTCCCCTTAGATCTTGGTCAAGACGAAGAAGCTTGTCCCACTCCTCTGTATAAGTAGGACGAATTGTTTCGCCAAATGTATTGTAGCCTTCCACGTACTCGTCTACGGTTCTAAAGTATTTGGTCTCGTTAACAGGAGGTATTCTAACTCTAAAAGCTTGCCCACTTGACTGGTTAGAGACATCATTACTCTGGATCTCTCCAATGAACCTAACTCTAGGGTTCATTACCTTAGAAGCACCTGATCCTACGCTTTCGACATTAAAGTCTGCAAAGCGCGAATGCCCATAGTATCCAGGAAACCAAGAGTAACCATGATCATTAATTGACTTCGGAGTTACTTTACCCAATCCAGGCAGGTTTATCTCAGGAACTGTATTACCAAAAAGTGAGACACCAAAATCTATCCTTGCTTCTGGAACTGTGGTCAATCCTACATCTTGTCCAGCATTGTCCACGCCCCCGGTAATTTCAGGATAATACTGCTGTCTGAAATGACTGACCCTGTTAAATTCACCTATCGAATCTAACTCATCGCTAGAAGTAGACTGAAGATAGGTTCTAACTCTTGTCTGAGGAACCTTCTCTGCCACAAGACGACGAACCTCCGCCGCATTAAATTTTTTCTTAGGGTCAGCTAAAAGAGCCGATTCAAAACCCGTCCCTGAAACTTCAGGACTACCCGACCTAAAATTCTTAATTATACTTAACCACTGCGCACCAGCTAAACGACCATTCTTGTCCGCAGCCCTAGCAAACTTAGGGCTTGATACATACTTAGTTAAGGCACCCATCGTAGGACTGTAGTGCTTTACCCTGGCGAAGTAATTGTTAGGAGTGGCTCCAATAATTAAACCCGTCGAGTTAAACACGGGGTTAGACTCATCCAAAGCCCCAATACCAGCCTCAACAGATAAAAACCCATCCTCTTCAACCCTGTTACCCTGAGCATCAGTAATGTCCAGAGCAGGTAATTCTTCACGCACCGGAGCAATGGGGTCATCTATTTCATCCGCAAACTGAGCGCGAAGATTCTCTAAGGTGTCCTCTTGGAAAATACCTTGACGACGACCAGCCATTTCATTTCTTATCAAAGAAACAGCCACAGTATCCATCCCGTCTTGCGCTTCTTCTAACGCTTCAATCAAAGCATTATCAGGATAATGACCGTAGTTAACACGCTGTGGACCTAAATTCTCTACCTCAACAAATTGCTCGTCAGGAGCCAGTATGTCGTCAAAAGCACTTCTCTGCGCAGTCACCGTGTCTACAACATCATCCGCTACACGAGACTGATCAGGAAGTAACCCGGCAATCCCAGGTTCCAGGGTCGAGGTCCCAGGTGCAACTTCCACCGCCTCACCCTCAATAACCGGACTTTCTAACTGAGTACGAGGAATATCAATAGTAGGCTCTACACGCTCTGGATCTAAAACCTCGGACCGCGGTGCGTTGGTACTCGAACCAACGCCCTTGAACTTTGTGAAAAGTTTATATGCAAGTACCGGATCAGCTATAATCTCCCCCGCCAGCATACCTTGACGGAAAGGAGTCAGACCAATAGTAGAAGATTCAAACTCTGCGGGATCAGCACTTAACTCATCACCAAAACCCATATACCCAGCTATAGCTTGAGCGCCAGCATACTCCTGAAACTTACTTACCACCTTATCAATCAAGGTGCGATCTTCAATTTTTAATTCATTTATAGATTTACCAGCAGCAAGTTGCGCTGCTGCTTGGGGGGCGTCCCTCATTAAAAGAGCTAACAGATCCGCAGGTAGGCCCAGTAACCCGGCAGGTATACCCACTCCAAATCCCTTTAAAGCATCTATGCCCTCGGACCGACGCTCGGCTCGTCCTGCTGGAGTGAGTTCGCTTGCATAAAGCTGGCGACCCTTTTCCAGCCGCAAAGCTTTTTGAGCAGCGCGACGGAGATCTCTTTGTTCACGGGTTTCGACCTGACTCGTAAACATTTCGGCAGCGGCAGCGTTACGATTAGGCTTTGAAAGAGGTAACGCCTGCGGCATCACAGGAGCAGGGGTTTTGTTTCTACGAGGGCTGGGTGTGGGAACTGCTACCATCAGTAATATTCTCTCACTTTAGGGGGCGGGTCGTCCTCAAACTCCTCGCCATTCAAACTAATAAAACCGCCCTGCCTAAAACGCATCAGGGCCATCGTCATACTATCACAAAAGTCATCGTTGTCGCCATTAGGAAACGAGGCAACCTCCTCTATAACTTCGTCCGCAAATTTTTCACCAGCAGGATACCATACTTTTCCAGATTCAAATATAGGAGAAACAATGTGCATGCGTGTGGTTTTGTCCATACCGCCCCCACCCCTTTTTCGACCGGGGCTAAAGGTTGACACAGGGAGGTCCAGTAACCTCATTTCGTCAGCCAAAGGTTGACCCGAAGCCTTGGCCTCAATCAACATCAACTCCGGCTCCCAATAGTCATACTCTTCCAAAGCAATATTTTTTAATTCAGGAAAATTCCAACGTCCCCTTTTTGCATCAAGCAATATTAGATGTTGGTCCCCGTTCCTGTGTGGCTGAAAAACACCCCAGGTTGTAATAGCAGAGTAGTCAGCCGTTTCCTTTTTACTGTACGCAGTATCGTAAGACTGAATGACGTAGTCCAATTCAGGCACGTCGTCCTCTTCCCACTCCTTCCACCACTCTCTTTTGACCATAGCGGTGGCTTCTGAGGTAGGATTCTGCTGCCACTGAGCATTCCACTTGCCTACAGAAAGAGAGGCTTTTACCTTCAAAA